CGCCCTTACGCACCACAGTCTGCAAACAAGCAACGATAAACTCAAAAGCCTTAGCCAGCTCAGACTTAACAGAAGCCTCCTTAGGAACCTTGATTTCACCCTTAACAGGGAACCACTCCATCTTAGAACCGCTAACACGGCACGGCTGATGATGCCACCACTCCGAAGCCACGGTCTTACGAATACCGTACTCTTCAGCAATCTTGTTTACCTGTGAGGTAGAGATAGCGCCCTTCTTGATAATACGGAAGTCAACCGCATAACCGTAACCATCAAACTTTGGCTGGCTCATATGATATGAACCCTGGAAGCCTGCACGGTTGATGCGGTCAGGGTTAGCTGCCAGATTGAAACCGGGCCTACGGCGCTTATAGCCATCATACAGGTACTTCTGCTGCTGATAGGTGCGGACACCAGACACAACAGCAACCTTGCCCGCAATACGCTGATCAGCGAAGAACGCTTCCAGACGGGCCTTAAACTTCGGGTGAAGATCCTTCACGTTCACCCTGCTACTTGTAACAGGAATAGTCATTCGATAATCCTTTGCTAGAGAATAACTTGCCTACCTACACTACCAAAAACCTACACACTCAGTCAAGCAAAATAAAAAAGAAAAAGCGCCACCCGAAGGTGACGCTCTTTCTCAAGTGTCTAGTTTAAGTTGAACTAGATAACGTATTTATCAGGTGCCCTGACCCACAGATGAAACTGAGAAAGTCATAGAAAGAGTAGCGGGAGCGCCAGAAGAAGCGTCACCGTCAGGCTCAGTCAGACCCACCAGCAGACACTTCGCATAGCTACGCTCAGAACCCGGAACCTGAAGGTCACAATCCAGTGTGAAAACGCTAATGTCGTAGTACGCACGACCAACAAGCTGTCTTAATGCCTGAAGGTCAGAGTAGTCTTCGATATCATCTGTAGCAAACCGGCTAACAGTAATGTCACCGATTTCAGATGGGGCACAAAGGACCTCTGGATGAATCTTACCGCCGTCATAAACCTTTTCAACAGCAGCGCTAATCTCACCACCGCTTACGGTAGTGAAATACTGCCCGTTGTTAAAGTTGGGAGCAGTACTGCCGTCACTAGGCTCAATCGTAGCGACAATTTGCCGTTGTGTTGCTTTAGCCATTAATCATATCTCCTTAAACTAGAGGATCACTCAGATTGCTCTTCGTGACCACAATGTCAATCAAATCAGCCACGCCAGAAACACGCACACCAACAGTAGCTTTAACTAGACCAGTCGCAAGCTGCGAGTTGGGGTTGTTGGTGGCATTAACCGAAACCGTGTAACCCGGATCAATTTGTGCACCTTCAATATCAAACGCAGCATACAGACCATCCTGAAGAGCGATCGGCTGAAGGAAGTTCTTGATTGAAGAACGAATGTTTGCAAAGAGGTTGCCTCGTGCATCAATCGTGGAGAAAACAAACCGTTCCATACGATCCTCAATACCGATCACAATGTAGTTCATTGTGTCCTGCTGAGTGATGTAACGCCAGTTGGTCTCATCGTTAGAAGCCGACCGGGCACCATACACACGGATTGAGTTATTTACCTTGCGGATAGCGTTGATTCTGGCCTTATCGAGAGTTTCAGCAGTGGTAGGAGTAACGTCCTGATAAAGATCAGAAATGCCTACCGCTGAAGAAATCACACCGGCACCGGCACGCCACGGACCGCCCGCCGCATCAACCGCTTTAGCTCTAGCAGCCGCAGCGTAACTTTCCGGAGAAATGTTGATCGTGGAAGTCGTAACAGTTGACTCACCCGTCGCAAGCTCAGCAGAGTTAGGTGAAGTAACCTTAATGTGTGGCCAGTAGAAAGCCATGCACTTAGCGTTTGCGTCAGAGTAGTACGATGAAACGCTGGTCTTAGCCGTAGCTGACGAATCACCCAGGGTGAAAGCACAAAGGGCAATACGGTTGTTGTTAGCAGCGTGGGTACGCAAAGCGTCCCAAACCGCAGTACCAGTGTAACCCGGAGCTGCAACAGCGCCACTCTTAAGGTTCACGCTGAAGCACGTTGACACATCCGGATCGGAATCGAATGTACCATCAAGCGCATCCACGATGTGATCCGCTGTGACTGCCGTACCATCTGACCCTCCAGAAAGGTTCGTGTCAGCAAGCGAATCTGGGTCATTCGATGAAGTTGCGTCGTCAGCAGCAACGATCAGATGACTGACCGTTGAAGAGTTGACGAACGAAACAGCATCATCAACATCCACAAGATCACGACTAGACAGAAGAAGTGTGCTATCTAGCGAAATCTTAAGCCGGAAATAACCGGAAAGAATGTTGCTGTCATCGCTGTTGTTCTCAACAGCGACAGAAAGGTTGTTGCCCCAAGCGCCCTTGTTCTTTGACGTAAGCGTCATAGTAGCAGAACCGCTTGAATCGTTCAACGTAATCGAAGAAGTCGCCGCATCGTCCGCATCATAGTTGATCGCACGGAACACATAGCAACGAGAACCGCCCTCATCAAAGAAGGTCTTCACGTGGGAATACATATTCCCTGACTGGTAGTTACCATAGTAGGTCGTGTAGTCGCTGAAGCTGCGAAGGAGCGTAGGCTCAGTCGTTGATCCACGCTCAGCAGTGCCAACCATAAACACCTGTCCAGCCACATTGTTAGTAGTGCCCACAGGACCAGTACGCACTGCAGTGGTGACATTAACTCCCGGCATAATTGCCTCCATATTATTGTAGTTACAATACTAGTATTGAACATGCCCTGCGGGGATACGCAAAGCGTACGCTCTATCAAATTTTATTTTACCATGCGAGAAGTAAAGTCGAGTGTAACTAACGTGACTACGGTCAAGAATCAGATTGTTTGTTTAACTTTTCACGTTCTTCTTCGATAACAGCATCCCAATCAACAGTTCCCTTGTCGTTTAAGGGAAGACTTGTGCGTTTCACAACCTCCGCATAACGGCTCAAAACCTGTTTCCGGTACTCAAGCACATCTTCACGAGTAGGGGCTACTGTGAGAGAATAGTCTCTTAGTTCTTCAAGTTCTTCTTCTGTACTCATATCGTTAGTCTAACTCATCTAAGGTCGCAGCGGGGTCGCTGAGTAAAGAATTCTTTTTGCGAGACTTACCGTCGTCCCAAAAATCTTGACCAGTGCGTGCTTTACGGGTGTGCCGCAACCAATAATCACTTTGTTCCCTTATCTTAGGGTCTCTTAACAGCTCTCGCCACGTTTTAGCTGATGATCTCATCTTTTATTCCTTTCAAGAAAATCTAGGCCACAAGCCCGTACTTAAATAAGCAAACACTGCTGCTTCCTTAATGTTGAAATTATAGCCGCCTTCAGGACGCTCCGATCTCCACGGCTTCAAAAGATCATTTGATAACCAGTTAACAGGTCTAGAGCTACCTAACACAACAATCTCAGATTCTTCACCCTGACCTAAAGAACCAGTAGTAATACGAGGATTATCAAGATATCCGATACCCATAATAAGTTGAGCAGGAACCACATCATGCTGAAGAACGTGGGTAGGCTCACCCAGTTCACCAACCTCTGCCATCTGTTCTATCCTATCGTCAGCAGTACCATACTTATTGCCAGCAAACCCCAAAGCAATCCCTATGTCGGTACTCCACGACTCCAAACCGCGAGTCACAGATGGTTCACGTCCACTAGGAAGCCCGTCGTCATCCCCAACAACATTCGGGATGTAAGTACCTCTAAACACACTAAGTTCAGTAATACCCGCATCTTCCAAGTATTTCTGTGTTGTGGAATACTGACCTCTAACCCAAGCATCAATAAACGGTGTCAGAAGTTCTTGAATTTCAAAAATTTCTTCTATACCGGCATCAATCTCTGAGGGTTCATGAGAAACATCAATATCAAACTCTTCTCCCAAAACTGTTTTAACACGTTCAGATAAGAAGTCCCAATGGAACACTTCACTTCGCGCTTCACCCCAATGGATTTGAATAGCTTTAGCAATCCGACTCCCCACCCATGCTTCATTCTCAGTCACTTCTTTTTCATACTCTCTCATTTGTGAAGGAGTAAAACCAGTAGTATCTCGTTGACGTGAAGTAATTAAATCATTTATTGCAGCAAAAATTTCATACGTTGCATCAGTACGTTGTTTACCAGAAAGAGAACCACCAAGCTCAAACGCTTCCTCTAGCTTTTTCTGCAACGGCAACAAATCATCCTCAGTAGACAATTCCGCCACCACCGTTTTTAATGCTTTCTGATCTTCCCTTAAATGCACACCATCCACAACATCAGCCACAGGACGAGGCTTTCCTTCATGAATATCTGGAACAGAAGAGCCAGTCAAACGATCTTTATCCCAACCCGTCAGTTTTTCAGGCCCTGGAGGAAGCCCAAAATCTGGCGCAGACGAACGAACCGTATCCAACTCATCAAGCGTGGCAGTCATATCATCCACAATCGTGGGACGAGCTTCGCTTTGAACAATTTCTACAGCTTCAGGAATAGTACGCCACTCGCCCATTCCCGAAACCTGCCAACCGCGTGCCCCGTCAACTGACGGATTCACCGTAACGACACCAACTTCATTAGGGTCAAGATCAGCGTACGCCTGATAATTAGGAGTCCAAAACAGAGGGTCGGGACGGTTCGGAACATTGTACTGCCGCCAATACGAATATTCTCTATAGAAATCTCCACGCTCTTCCATCGTAGACGGCGTAGCTGATAAAAGTCTCTTTCTCTCATTTTCTGGCATGCTCTTAGTCCAGGCAGCGATCTCCGACTTCATTCGCTCCACGGCAGCTGGCCCCGTATCGTCACGGACAGCTTCACGCATTTCATGAATACCACGAACGATCGAATCCGCAACCAACGGGTCAGTCGTAAAGCTAATAGCGTCGGATACGCCGCCGCCCAACCCTGCAGGAACTTCACCTGATTCGTCTCTTAACTGGGCACGAGTTTTAAACCCTCCATCTTGCAAACCACTCAAACCTGTAGTTACATGTAACAATCCTTGTGGAAGGTTTTCCCACATGCCTCTCTCAGCCCTAGCGGAATAACCATACCGCTGCCACGCCTCCGACCTCTCATCATTTTCAGTACCCCAAACCTCTCTAGGGTTACCTATGTCAATCTTATTTAGTACGATAGCCCGAGTGATTTCAGCTTGCCAAGCCTTTTCGATTTCACGCCTAACTGTCATAGCCGCATCAGCGTCATCCGATGGCAGGGCATCGTAAACTGATCCAATATCAGCAAGGCCGGGTCGCTCATCTCTAGGCACGGGTAAACCATCATCAGCAATAACTTGCGTCTTAAACAACTCAGGACGCTCTCTCAATAATTCAACACCACGCTCCCATGTTACCTTCCCCTCTTCAGTATAGCCGACAGGAGGAGGCCCAGGCACCCAAAAACCGCCATCATCAGTTTCGACAACACCTCCCCCAGGAATCTCCGTAGACTCTGGAACGATATCATCAACCGACCGGGCCATAACCGAAGCCACTTCATCCTCAGCATCATCCAAATCATCAATCATTTCAGAAACAGCATCATCCCGATCAGAACGCAACTGATCAGACAAACCACGCAACTCAGCCAAACGCTCCTTCTGCCGCAAAAACTCAGGAATCTTACCCTCATACTCGGCAAACTCTTCACGCTGACGCTCCAACCCCGCAACAGGATCAAGACCATCCAACGGCACATCATTCTCATCCATATAATCCAACAAACGCCACAACACCTGACCCGTCATCTCCGAATCAGCATCAGCCGTATGCCACGAGAAATCCTCCAACCCGAAAAACTCCTGCAACTTCTTCAACGAAGCACTACCCGGACCATCCTCAACCCCAGCACGCTTAGCAATATTGCCCAAACCCATCGTGTCAAAATACGTCACCTCATCCAAATCAAACGACGGCACACCATCAGGATCATGACGCTGACGCTCCAACTCCATACGCTTCAAATCAAACGCAGCATTATGCGCCATAAACACCACATCAGAACCATCAGAATCGCCATTAGCAAAACGCATAAACTCCTGCAACACCGTAGGCATATCAGGCTGCTTCGCCAAAAACTCCGGAGACATAGGCTTACCATCAGCATCAATCAAATTCGCTTGAGACCAATCAGACAACTCATCATACTCCACATTCACATACATGGAGAAACGATCAACAATCACACCATCAACATAAACCACGCCACCCAACTGAACAATACGGTCCTCATCAACCTCATCCGGATCCATACGCCCAGCAGTCTCCGTATCAAAAACCACCACACGCTTACCCTTAAGAAGCTGCGACACCTCTCTCCACGAAGTCGCCTCAGCCAACTCATCACGCAAACCAGAACCAGCAAGATGCGGAGGAGGAGAGAACGGTGCCCACACCTTATCTACAAGAACACCATCTCTAAACAACTCAGGTTCGTCTACCTGTGCCTGAGCTAACTCGCCAAGAATTCTATTCTTCCGATCTTCCGACTCGGCATCAGAAAGCATTTGAGACGTGGCTGAAGGATCACTCGCAACCCTAGGAAGCAAGCTGCCACGCTGCTTCCCCTGATCTACATCCCTCACCACTCGACGGGCTTCGTAAGTGGAGTAGGCAGTATCTGCTTCTTGTCTACCTGCCAAAGCAGTCAAAGGAGGAAGGTCGTCTTCAGACCAGTCACGGTCCGTCAAAATAAACTTAAGCTCCTCAGGAATAATCTGCTTCGAATACTTGTCAAACATCTGAGGAAGATTGCTTTCTTCTCCGTCTGTACCTGCCGGAATTCTTCGCCTTCCTGTAACGTGAGCCGAAATTACTTCCGCTAAAACTTCCATGCTTTCAGTCCGCTCCATCCGCCTCTTGAGTAACGGATCTAAGCCGGGAGTGTTTTGTGAGACACCATACTTTATTTGAATATAATCATTAGGCGTATAACCCAAAATAGAAGATACGTAAGCATGGTCAGTGCTCCTCGTCCGTAATTCAAAATCTCTATTGTAAGTCTCAAGCCACGGCCTATTTTCACTTATCCACTGTTGGGGAGCTTGACGAATAGGTGAATCATTTCTAAAAATGTAATCACCATTTCTTTCTTGTCTGTCAAGCTCACGAAGAGCTTCTTGCCTACGACTTAACGTCTCTGTTAAAATAGTAACTCTACGAGCATTCTCAGGATCGTCTATCTGTTTCTGAATATTTTCGATCTCGCCCTCAAGACGTATCTTCTCTCTAAAGAAAGCATCTGCAGCCAACAAAGAATCAATCCGGTGAACCGCTTCATGCACAGCAACTTGGTCTAGAGGTGTTTCAGATAAGCCCACCTCCTGAAAATCATTACGCAACCTTCCAAGCGTAGCTAAACTCTTTAACCCCAAAGGAATATCTACACCATCAGGCCCATCATCAGGATTAAACCTCTTAATGGTACCGGCTTTCCGATCAATAACTAAATGCTCATCTAAGCCCAACATTTGCGGAGTGAGGACTAACACGCCAGTTGCAGAATTAAACGTACCACCAATTTTATTGTCATCAAGCAGTTCAATACGAAGTTCTGTTGGACGATACTCAGGACTTAGACCATCTGTAGACTTTCTAATTTTACGCAACAAATCTTCATTCTCTGCACCGCCAGGAATGAAACGTAAAATGCCCTGCATTTTTTTATCTTTCAGGGTTTCCTCCGTAAACACGACTTTGATATCTTGTGGCTTAGTAACTTCTTTAAGCTCAGTTTTCAACTCAGCTAAACGTTCACGAAGCTGAGAAGCTAATGGATGTTCGCCGTCAGCCTCAAGTCTCTGAATTGCAATCTCACCTGTTTCAATGTCTCTCAAAACCTGACTAATAACATCAAAATTCTGATACTGTCCACTTAACTCACCGGCACGTTCAACTAACCGATTCTCAGGAATTATCCCCAAAGTAGAACTAAGCTCAGTAGCCTCATCAGCACGCCGTGCAGCTAAATCCGACTTTGCGCTAGCTACCGTCTGACCAATACTATCGCTACGACGCCTAAAAGCATGGCCTGTATAATATTCGTAATCTTTAAATCCGGCATTCTGTAAAAATAGCCTATCTATCAATTCGGGATTATCAGCCATGTACTGCAGCTGGTTTGCAAGACCCAAATGGGTTTCAGTGCTGCCCGTAGAAGCTGTATTCCTATCTAACCAATCAGCATGGTAACGAACCTTATCAAAATCATCAGCAGCATAAGCATTAATTAATTCTTTTATATGATGATCGTGCCAAGTCGTCACAGGCAACGCAGCGGCCATCGCTTGTAAGAACCGAACGTCATCCTCGTCAACTGTCTCGATCATGTCTGCTACAGATCGCCTCCGTCTGCGTGCTTCATCTTCTAAAAACTTTAAGCGAGAACGAAAACGGCTAATAGATTGTCTATCGCCATCACGAAGCATAGCAGCCATACTTTCACCCAAAGTAAAGTTCGCATAGCGGTAAGAAGGAGACTCCCCGCTTCGGCCCGTAGGCTTGCCGTGTAACCGCTCTTCCATGTACTGAAACAGTGTGATGCGGTTACGACGCTCCGCAATATCTATTGCAGCTGCCCGCTTAACAGGAATATTATTTAAACCCCGTAGCCGATCTTGAGACGCTTGAGTTATTAAACCACTTTCAACAGCTTCATCCGATAAAAGGTACTCAATCTTCGGACGAAAAGCGGCAAGGGCAGCGGAACCTTTATCAGTTGACACATCCACTACATCCACATCATCAACCGCATCATCAAAACGAGCCGACTCAGCCAACGACGGCCCCAAAACCCCACGAGGCAAAATGCCCTGAGACTCCAAAAGCGAAGGCGAATCATCAGCCAACGTCCCCAAAGATCCACCCAACGTAGTAGAATCAGTATCTCTAAACGACGGCGTAAAATCCCAAACAGACCCGTCAGCACGAACAAACTCTACACGACCACGATCAACCTGACCGTACTCGCTCCAAATCTCACCCGTATCAATAAAGCGCAAATACGCCCCTTTAGGGCGCTCCCAAATCGTTCCATCCTGAACAAGACCATCAAGGTCACCGTCACGAGGAAACGGCACAAAAGGTACAACACGAGGTTTCCTAGCCATACTATCTATTATAGCTCAACCGGACCTACGAAGACGGCGTGACCTCTAACGAACTTGCAGAATATGCGCCAGTACCGCCAGCATTCAAAGCAGCCACCCGGAACTTGTAACCAGTCCCGTTCGTCAAACCAGTCACCCGATAGAAACCCTCGACCGAACTTGTATCGGCAACAGCAGTAGACCACGTGTCACCATCATCAGTGCTTTGCTGAATCTTGTAACCAGTGATCTCATGAACACCACCATTCCACGTGGCCTCAAGCCAAGACAGCGTAACTTCAGTATCGCCCGCAACCGCTACAAGGTTTGTGGGGGCATTCGGAGTAGCCGCCATCTTTTCTACAGTAATCTCAGAGGACTGCATAGTGCCTAGTGCAGTGCGGGTCAGAGTTTCTTCAAGGGTCAAAGAGTAACCTATGTATGACCCTGCCAGTAGTCGCTCACCTTTAATCAAAGTTAAATCAGAGAACTGCTCTACAATAGTCCCCTCATCAATCTTTGGCGAGCACGATACGTCAGTATCGTAAGCAGAAAGCGAGGGATGATCCATCAATGCTTCACGAACAACAGTTGTCAAGTTATCTCGCTGATCGGTGACAGTCTGAGCACCCGCATCCCGAACCCAAACATAGGTACGCATATCGTACACAACCTGCAAATCCGGATCAAACCCCGCCGTATAACCAGCTCGATTAATAGAATCAGTGCTCATGACAATAGTAATAATCGTCGGCCATCTATCAAGCTGAAACGGCTCATGGCTAACATACAAACGAGGATCAGGCAACTGACTGGCGCTCAGGTTCCAATGGTTCCTGTAAGCAACCAGCCTAGAAGGCAGATCTGCTGCTAAATAATTGGTAACAAACTGTTTAGCCAAACGGCTTCCACTCATCATAATTCAAACACCTACTGTCCTAACAAATCGTTGCCTCTGTACGTCTTGCTCCAATACGGAACATTAGCACCAGCCATACCCGTCTTCTTCAACCAAGCATAGTACTTGCCTACCGAACCACCGTAAATAACTCTCTCGGCAATAGCAGAACCCAGCTTTGAAGAGAACTGACGGCCCTTCGGCTCGCCAAACTTAAACAAGAACGGTCGAGCAGGCATCTTCCTTGTACCGTATTGAATGAAACTTGCATACGGAACAACTCGACCATCAATCCCATCGCTCGTTAAATCCGTACCAAACTTCATACTATGCGACTTATACTCTCTAACCGCTCCTCGTGCATTGTCAACAGTAAGGCTGCGTCTTAAATCGCCAGTTCTAACAAGCACACCTTTATTACCATATCCCTCTTCTATTTTCCATGCAACAGTTTCAGGCGCAAGTACGGTCCATCTACCGCGACCATTATTACGAAAATCTTCCCGAATCTGACGTTTGACCTCTTTAGCTGCCCACTTAAACTGCGACTTGAAACCTTTTGCAGAACGGCGACGCATAGCATTAAAATGCTTAGTCATTTCCCGCTTGTCAACTTTGACACTAATACTAAGAGCTGGTTGCCTTCTCCGAGCCATCTTAAGCAACCCTCACACGGCGATACTTTCTAAGAGTAAACAATTCCCTATCAGAAAAACCAGTCTCCAAAGGCGCAACATTCCTCGTCGTCAAATCCTTCAAACCAACCACATCATCATGCATATTCTGCATCTCACGAGTAGCTGCACGCAACATCAAAATCTTAAACGCCTTAATGTTCGGACCATCCAACCCCGCCGTATACGTCACCTCAATACGATCATTCGCAAACGCATTAAACAAATCAATACCATAATCCCGAGTCACATAATCACGCTCCGCAACCTGAGCCGTCGCCGTAGCAGAAGCAGAAGC